CCGCTCCTCTGGAGTACGTGGACGCGAGGCGCACGAGACCCGCGAGCGGATCGGTCACATGATGCGGTTTGAGTTTGAGCACTTGCCCCTCGGGGAGTCGCCCACCGTAGCGCGTTCGCCGATTCGCGTCGGTCGTCGTCGCTTGAAGTCTCCGCGCTGCGTTCGCGATGAGCGAGCCATAGTTCGCTTTGATGTCCTTCGCCTTGTGACCGAAAGGGACGTGTAAATAGAGCCCGCCGTCCTTGCGTCGGCGTATGTTACGCGTCGACGCTTGGAGTAGGTATTTACGGACGTCATACGGTCCCGTCGTGCCGATCCCCCCGCTCCCCATCCCCTGCTCGACCATGTGCGCGATGATCGCGGTCGAGGGTGACGCGGGTAATCCGCAGATGAAGCCAGACGGCGAGACGTCGCGCACCTGAAGCGATCGAAGGTAAGCAGCGCGCGTCGAGTTCAATTTGTTACGCGCGCCCGCGCTCCACTCGGCGAGCACGAGGTCCGCGAGCGTCTGCGATCGACGTCGCGACTCAGCGGGTGAGAAACCTAACGCAGCGAGTAGCGCGTCCGTGTTCGCTTCGATCTGTGGCATCGTCTCACCCCATGAACTCGAGCGAGCACTCGACTTGTATCGGGAGCGTGATCGGTGCCTCGGTGGTGCTCTTACGTCGCCGTGTAGAGTCGCGATGAGTGTGAGGGTGAGAAGCCACATAATAACGAGGACGCGCATAATACGAGACACTGTATCGCAGACCCTCCGCGGGCGCTGTTCCGCTCGCGTCGCCGAGGGAGAAGTCAATCTCGCCGTCCTCAGTGACAACGAAGTCCTCTCCCTCTGTTAACGAGTTAGCCTCGGCGCTCAAACCGTTCGCCGACGCGAACTGCAAGCGCAGCACACGCACGACGGTCTCGCCCGTCGCGAGATCCAACGTCCGTGACTGGATCGGATAGCGTAACGCCTCGATCGCGTTCGCCGTCCGCGTCTGTGTCTCTCTGAACACGATCACGGAGTCGACGATCTCGAAGCGATCGCCGAACGCGGGGAGATGCTCGGGCAGCGTCGTGATCGACACCATCCCTCGAGCGTACTCGCCATACACCGCGAACGCGTCGGTTTTACTCGATCCGGATGTCACGATCGCGCGGATCGTCTGCTCGCTGTGCCAGAAGTACCCGCGCCCGTCACACAGCGGACAATCGGGTCGAGCCTCGCCCGTCTCAGTAGACGCGCTCGAGTAGCTCAGATCGAGCGTGAAGTCGCTCGCGCTTCGAGCGCAAGGACACTCCGCGCACTGCGCCCACGTCAGATCGACCCCTTTCGCGAAGATGTGTTTTCTGAATCGCTCAGGATCGAAGTCGACGCGCGGTCTAACCTTCGTCGGCTCTCTGCTAGGAAACGTCGTCATCAGATCACACCGAACTGAGTGACGCGATACTGAGAGCGTAGACCGTTCATAAGTAGCTTGTATTGCTTGTCGAGGCTCTCAGCGCGCGCTGAGTAACCCGAGTACATCGCCGAGGACGTCGTGTCGATCGACGTGCTCAGCGAGTCAACGCTGACAGACTGCGACGCGATACCCGCGCCGAGGATCAAGTCACCGGCGACGTGTAAGAGTAGGAGCGTCGCAGCCTTGATCGCGACGGCTTGTTTGAGGTCCGCGGGGAGCGTGTCGAGCGTCCACGCGATCACGAGGTCCTCTGCGGGCGCGCTCGTTACGCTGAGCGTGAATCCCTCATTCCCTCGACCGCTCACGCGGACCGACGTTTGATCCGTCGTGATTTGGTAGGAGAGGAGCACGCGCGAGTCGAGCGTGACATCGACGCTCGTCTCACCCGCGGGGATCGTCGCCGTCCCGGTGCGCTCGTCAAAGCCCGCGGTATAGTCGAACTCGAAATACGCGGGGATGTAGTCGCGCGACTCGTAGATCCCGAAACCGCCCATCAATGGAACGCCCGCGCGGAAAAAGTACGAGCCGAGGGACTCCTCGCTCGGGATGAGGTGCACTTGCCCGTGAGTCGTCGAGGTCGCCGTGATCCACGATGTCGGGACCTCGACGGGCTGAAACGAGCCGAACCTGATCCGCGCAGCCTGAAACGAGATCACGGGGCGCGCGTCTAAGCGAAACGGCCAATACGAGAACTGCCCTTGACGCTCGGCGTCGTGGCGCTCTCGCGTGACCTTGAACGGCTCGACATTGATTCCGAGATCGCTCTCGACGTGTCGTATAGCCGCTTGTATAGATTGGGTGTAGACGAGGTCCGGATAATCCGAACCGTCGTCGAGCGTGAGGTCGATCCCGAGGAGCGTCGTACTCTTTAGAAACTCGGGAGTGATCTGCGAATAGATACCCATGTGATCGACCTCTCTCGCTCTCAGTCCGCGGAGCTCTGGCGCTTAGTGGCGCGCTTTCGCTTCTTCGCGGGTGCGCTCTCCGTGGGTGCGTCGTCGACCTTCGTAAATCCGATCGATGGAGCCCACAGCTCGAGCGCGTGACGCGCGTAGTCGTTCATCTCGACGACGTATCCCTCGCGGTCGATCTTCACCGAGCCACGTCCGGAGCCGACGTCGAGCGTACACGCGCGCAGTGTGTCATGATACCAACGCATCAATCAACCTTATGCGCGAGTATCGATCATCGAGTCGACGTCGGTGATCCCTGCGTTCTTGAGTACGAAACACTTGCTAGGCACCTTGACGATCGGTGAACCGAAGAGCATCAAGAGGAACGGCTTCGAGGTCGCAACCTCGGCGAGAGGACGACGGAAGAAGTCCAAGAGGCGCACGAACTCGAGAACCGTTGGGTCGTGTTGTACGAAAACGATTTTCGAGGTGTTAGGAATCACGAGATTCGCGTCGACGAACGCAGTCGGCGCTCCGCTAGTGTTCGCGATCTCGCCGATCAAGCGACATGTAGCGAAGTCAACCGCGCCCGCGGTCGCTGCCTTCTCCGAACGGTAGATCTTGTAGAACACCGCGTCGCTCGCGTCTGCGATGGTCACGGTCACGCTCTCAGTCGCTGCGACCTCTACAGTCGCAGAGTTTACGCCCGCGCTGAATCCGTCGTTGCTCACCGCGACGACCTTGTAACCGTAGAAGCCAGCGTCGTCACCGGTGAAGCTTCCCGCGGTTCCCGCAGCTGCTACGCTCGAGATGGTGGGACCAGCGGGCGCAGCGCTTGAGCTCGCAGACGCGGGAGCAGCGTACGCGTTGAAGAGGAACGGCGCGCTCTTGACTGGAACTGGCCCATAGGGGCTCATGATGTTGAGCTCCTGAACGCCATAAGTCAAACCGTCCGCAGCGCGGAGAGACGCGAATTGATCGTGACGACCGAACTGAACCGCGAACTTGATGAGCTCCGCGTGGATGCGTGGCTCGACGTAGATGCAGTCGGGGCGACCGAATCGAGGAGCGCTCTGCACCTCTGAGAGCACCTCTTGGAGGAGGCGAGGAGTCGGAGACTTACCGCGGAGATCGAACGTGTTCGCTCCGCTGTTGTGGCTCTCGATCTGCTCAATGATGCCGTCGAACGCGAGCGGGTTTACGCTCTCCTTCGCGTGCCAGAGTGAGCGCTCGAGCTTCTGCATGAGGCGCAGAGTCCCGCGCTCGGTCTCCTGCGCGATCGCGTTCGCGTTGTTACCGATCAAGCCGACGAGGCTGCCGACGTCAGTCACCTCGCGACGCTCTGCGAGGTACTTAACGCGTACAGACTTACGCTCGTACTCAGAGCGGTTAGTGGTGCCGGCGCTACCCTCTGCGATGAACGGCTCGAGGTCGAGGCCGTGATCGTTGATCACGCTGTACTCGTGTACGGTGTTCGTCGCTGAGACCTTCGGGATCGCGGGCCAGAGCGCGAGTTCTTTCATCGTGTACGTCGCGCTCGAGAGCGTGTTCTCGATGCTCTGTGGGACGAGGGGGCTCAAGCTGCCCGCGTCACCGCCACTAGTACCGGCGGGAGTCTGATATCCCGCGTCTGCTGACTTGCGGAGCGCGCTGTTAAGCTGAGCGAGGTCCGCGATATTTACGAGCTGATTAGCTTCTGGAAATGAATACATGGTCGACCTCTTACTCTGCGTCGATGATGTGAGAAACAGCGGAGACAGGAACG